AAGTCGCCTCGGTTGTGCTTCTGGCGCAGGGTCGAGCGTTGCAGGGTGCCTAGCCCAACATTGAACGCAAAGCTGACCAACGCTCCCAAGCGATTATCGTTAAGATGGTCAGGGCAGTAGCGAAGAACGCCAGTGACAAAACGCTGTAGGTCTTTCGCAAGGATCGAATCAACTTCTTCTTTGCTAAATACACGGAAGTCCTCTATCTTTAGTGCGAACTTGTCGCGCTGATCGACGGGCAGCTTGCCCTGCTCGGGGTACAGCACATGGCCCACCCCGATCGTCCACAACTTCGCCGGGCACTTGTAAGGCTTGTATCGAACACCTTCATGGTGTTTGATCATCGCGATCGTCGCCTCGGGCAGTTTCATTTACCTGCCTTGCTGTTGCCACGGCTGCCAAACCACATCGCGATGATGGTGCCCAGTAGCGCCATCTCGTCCGCGTCGAAGACGATCTCCATGATCTGGATCAGCTCGCCGATCGAGGTGACCTTGTCGCCGTGGACGAATATCCAGAGCATGGTCAGCAAGTTGATCAGCACCAGCTCGAACACGAAGATGAAGGTAACGAAGGGCCGGGTGGCTGCGGTCATGTCCTTAACCCACTGGGAGGACGACTCGAGCATCTTCTCTTGGTTGCTGTAGATCGCGGCGGTCTGCGCCATGTACTGCTGGTGATCCTGCTCGTCGTTCTCGCGTACCTCTTCGGTCTTGTCCGAAGGTGAGTAGCCCTTTTCGGTTAATGCTAACTGTTGACGCATCTGCATGTGCAGGATGTCTAACTCATGCTTCTTGTCCGCACGGTCTTGCAGGATGTCGAACAGGCGGGGGAACAGCGCGACGATATAGCCGCCGATGGTTGAGATGAGTGTTAGCATGGTCTACCTTCCGTAAAGTCGTTCTTCCTGTATTTCACGCCGCAGTTGTTTCATCTTTCTGACTTCGGTCACCGCCGCCTGGGTGGCGTAGTACATGTCGTAGTACATGAACGCTAAGACCGGCATGACGACAAAGAAGGTGAGCAGCACCGCCATGACGGTAATCAGTAGCCCCCAAGGGACGTCCTCACTGTCGCGCTTCTTGTTGTCAGCCACATCACCATTCCCGCCCAAATTACTATAAACACGACGGCCGAAATCCAGATTGCTTTGGCCCTTAGTTCCGCTATTTTTCTTCTGCGTCGCCATCTCGCCATCTGAATCAGTTTAAGCTCTTCTGCGTGCGCTGCTTCCTGCTCGGCGACGATCGTCTGCCACATCTCTTCGAACTTGCTCCAAAGTGAGCCCAATTCTGGCGGTGATCGGAACACCATCGTTTCGCGTATTTCAGCCAGCATGGCGTCTAATCGTGTCGTGATGATGATACGCCGCAGCGCCCGCCGACCGATGCTCTCCTCACCCTTGTACACCTTCTTGCCTGCTACCTGCTCAGCCAACAGCGCCTTACTCAGCGCGTCGTAGCTGTCCATCAGTTTGCCGAGCTGCTCACCGATCTCGGTGTAGGTGTCGTTCGGGTCAGCCTTGGCGATCTCTTGGACGCGCTGCACCTCGGCGTTGTACTTCTGCTTCTGCTCAACTGTCGGATTACCGCCCGTTACCCTATCGAACTGCGCACGCAAATCCTTCAGTACGTCGGACACCTCGCCGCTGGCGTTCTTGATGTCCTTGTACAGCTCACAGCCTTTTTTGACTGCGGCAACTGCAGCGTTAGCCGCCGCCAGTAAGGTTAGCGGATCCACCTCACTTGTCTTGCTTGGCCTCTAGCCGATCAAAAATCTTGCCCAGCATTTCCTTCACTTCGCGCATGTCGTCGCGGTAGTCCTCACGGGTGACATAGACGTGCGGCATAGCGCGCACGTCCACGTCCAGCCGGTCGATCGACTTGTGGATGTTGTTCAGTATCCATCCGCCGAAGAACCCGACGATGGCGACTGCGATGTTGAATAGCACCTGCGAGTCCATTACTCGGTAGCCTCGTCTGGCGGCAGTGGTTCGTTGCCCGCGTCAACCCATGCTTTGAACTCTGGATAGTCTGCGGCGCAAGTCAAACGGCACAGGCCATCATCGTCGATGCGGGCGTAGACTTGTTGCTGGCCTTCAACCAGTGGAAGCATTTTGAAAATCATAGTTCAGCACTCCAAGCGAGGTATGCGGTTGCGCCATTTGTAGCGTCTGTTCTTAGATAGCCAGCCTGGCCTACGGTTAAACCACTACTAACTATTCCGTTTACAATCCAATAGTCTGCTCCGGTTGCTCCATCATAGGTTGGAACAGCAGAACAGGTAGTACCTGTTGCACCAACAACTACTTGATAATTGTTTGCAGTTCCATTCTGCTCTAAAGCTGTTGGTCTAGTTCGCATAGTTACTGGAAACGAACCCGCAGCTTTAAGGTTTGTAGTAGTAGATACCCCCCACCCAGTTGACAGCATAATTCCAGCTGCCCCCGGAAACACTTTGTAATAATACCGCTGGCATAACTGTAACTCCGTCGTATACGGCCTGAAGTCAAACGGTGTCGACACTATGCCTTCTTCGAGTTGTACGCCGGTGACATACCAAGTAGCGCCGTTGGTGGCGATTACGTTAGTCGACCCAGTTGGCGCACCAACAAAGCTACCCGCCCATGCGCCAGCAGTGCCAAGATATGAAGCCCCCATACCCATGCTAAAGCGGAGTCGCAAACCAATACCGTTAGTGGTTAGCCACGTTCCAGATGTATCGCCGGGGATCGTTATTGACTTTTGCTCCCAAGTGTTTGCAGCACTAATCGTGTATGTAAACGGATAGCTTCTGTTTTGCGCGGAGTTAGTAACAGTACCGCCAAAAGCGCCAGTCAATGATGAGCGAACCCAAAAAGACAGGGTGACGGTTTGAGCATTAGCTGTCCCCCAACCTAAATCAGCAACATTAAGCCCTTCAACAAACTGGCTAATTAAGTACGCATCCGTAGACCCCGGTGCGCCAGAAGATACCGACGTAGCCCCAAGATAATTTATAAACCCTGCGGGCGGAGTAACAGACGCTGCGTTCTGCTGTATGGTGTATCGGCTATTTGCAGAAGCGGTTCCTTGCCAGCGATCAAGCGTATAGTTATCCGACGTAGTAATCGCAACACTCGCCCCGTTATTCCGCTGGTCAATCTGCATCGCACCATTAATGATGCGATTTTTGAAGTTGTAATAGCTGTTGTACTGCCTGCTGGTGTCTGGGAACGTGATCCCGTTCGTTCCATCGATAATCATCGTCATGGCTATTTACTCATAAAGAATGTTGATGGTGCCAGCGTCGAAAGTGTCTGTACCGCCAGCAGTTGTAATACGGACGCGGTCTAGCGTTCCTGACAATACTTTAGAGCCAGCAGTAAAATATGATTGAGCAGCAGCAGAGTTTCCTATACACCCAAAAGCTGTCCAAGTTCCGTTAGAGCTATCTAACAGACAAATTTGACACATACCGCCAAAAGTATCAGTCCCTACGTTATAGGCAGACGAGCCAAATCTAAAACCAGCAGTCGACGTTGTTGATGCAGCAGCCGCAGCAGTAATTTGAGTTGCGTTTACCAAGTAGCCTGTTATTTGAATACCGCCAGAAGTACCTATTTGTATCTGATAGTTACTTGATCCAGTTGTACTCACCCCACTAAACATCACCGTAATCCGGCGAACCCACGACGGTATGCCAGTGAAGTCAATCGCTGTACCAGACGTTGAGGCAACCGCCGTACCAGAGACAAGCGGATACAGCGTGCCGGTGGTGCCTGCGACCGTGCCGGTGGCTGTGATCGTGCCAGCAAACGTGGTGTTTAGCCCCGTGCTGATCGAGATGGCGTCCGAGCCACCGATCTGGACGGCGCCTGACCCATCAGTATTACCCTTCAACCCGATTGGCATCTCTATACTCCTTCTAACGCTGCTTTAATTTCTTCTGGCGCAGGCGGTTGTTCTGCTAGCCAAGCTTGGTACTGCGCTTCGGCCGCCGCAATTTCTTCGGCGGTCAACTCTACTTGAGTAACTTCGCCGGTTTGAACATTCACGACAATTCTGTGCATGATTTATCCTTTATGCCCATGTACCAACGCTAGTGTTTGCCCCAGATGCACCGATTGGGTAGATCAAGAAATGTGAGCCAGCATTTGCTGTATACGCCCCGCCGGGAGCTGCGGATAGTTGGTATTGTGGGATGAACGTGCCGCCAGCATTAATAGAAACTGTACCTTTTACTATAACAAGAACAGAAGACGTTGCCGTTGCAATAGCGCCAGTCGCAGCAGTAACAGCTGTGGATACGTCACTTCCGTTTGTAAATGCAGCGGTTGTGTTTGGATAGGTGATTGATTGATGGAAATAGTTATTTGTTGTTGCTGTACCGCCGAACATGATACTTAATGTATGCGATGTAGCGCCTGCTGTTTTAGCAAAATAGTACATCCCTTCAAACGCATACACCGTACTCGCCGACAGCGTTACACCTACACCAAACACGCTTTGCGCTGTGTTGACGTTAGCGCCTGCTACTCCAGAATTCAGCCGAAAGAATTGTGCGCCCGGTACAACACCACGCTGTGTGCCTTGCGGCGTGGCATAAAATACTCGACCGTCGTATTCAACGCCACCCGCAATTGGCGTGGTTAAGTTAGTGCCTGCCGTAAAATCAAGCGGCGCAACGGTTGCTGTCCCTGCTGCAAGAAGCGCTACTGCTTGCGCCGAACCTAAAGTCATCGCCGTCGTGCCGCTACCCGTGCCGGTCTTCAGCTCTAAGATGCCGGTGTTGTCGCAAGACAGCGCTAGGCCGTTCGTTGCATTACCAGCGGTAATCGTGCTTGCCATTCTATTCTCCTGTTATAACACGACGTAACGGACGCCATCGGGCACCGTGACAACAATATCCGACGTAATGGCTGTTGACGACACCGACTGCGAGGTGCCCACCGTGTACGTACCAATGCCGCCCGACCCCGTGCCCAAGGCCGTGATCGTGGTGCCTGCGGTCACACCGCTGCCAGCAATCACGGAGCCGACAGCCAGAAGGCCAGCGGTGACTGCCGTAATCGTTAGTGTCGTGCCCGCAATACTACCTGTACCTGCGAACGAAGCGGCAAACGTCAGTGGCCCTGTGGACATGGCATTCTTGCCTGCAGTCAGCGTGTAGCTGGTCGTAATCGTCTGGTCGTTCTGATAGAACACCTGGTTGGTGCCGCCACCGGTCGCGCCTGCGCCGCCAATCGCACCCCAGCCCGACGAGCCGTAGCCCTCGAATTGATTGAGCGAGGTGTTGTAGCGGATCATGCCTGCGCTGGACGGCGATGGGCGATCCGACGTGGTGCCGTTCTGCAGACGGGTCGCGCCAAATCCTGAAAACGTCACGACATCGCCCGAGGCCGACAGGGTCGTAAAAGCGCCGGTGTTAGGCGCGACGTTACCAATCGGTGGCGGTGAGCCGAACGACAGAATGTCGGGCGGGACGACGATGTTGTCGACCGTGTAGAGCTGCACGTCGTTGGAATCAGTGACGACGTACTTGTACGCAAGCGTGGCCAAGAGCCAGATATCGCAGCGACCAGACGCGTCCAGAATAATCGGGTTGGTGTTAGCCGTTAAGCCGGTCTGGCTGGTGTAGGTCGCAATCGGCGTGGTGGTGCCACCCGCGTAGGTGTAGACCTTACCCGCGACTAACGGATTGCCGTTGTCGTCGAAGAACTGCTGCTTGGGTGTTGGGGTTAATGAAGCCATTTATCACCTACGATTAAGATTGTTTCGGTCTGCAGGCGCTTGAGCTGCCCCTCGCGCCACAAAAGGTGCGGCGCGTTGTAGCATCTCATCCGTTACTTCTTGCCCAAAACGGCGGTTGATCGCCTTCTCTATAGACTGCGCCGCCAACGCCGGGCTAGTTAACTCGCGAGCAATTTCTAGCGCAAGTTTATCGTCCATTTTTAATGTTAAGCGTTTAACAACATTATTAAATATGGTAAGCGGCACGCTAAGCAAACTAGGCGCCGGCAGCCCTCCTTCGGCGGCGGCCTTGGTGGCAACTGCTGTTCCTTGATCGCCCGCGCCGCCTAACTGAGCCAATCTAACGTATTCTGCCTCGCGAGCCAAATCATTCCGCACAGCGTTAACTGCGCGCAGTTGTTCTGGAGATAGATTTTTAGTTATGTCAGCAATGCGCTTTTCCACCAGCATTGCGTTAGAGCCTGGTGGGAGCGGCGGCCGCAACTTATTGCCTGTCTTATCGATCAAATCTTGAATACGCGTTAGCCGCGCAGCGTCTGCGCCGATGGCGTCAAAACCTTTGCGCAGCCCCATGCCGACGTCGTCCATAAGCGCTATTGGCCGCGCGTAGTCTTTCATAAACGCAGCGTGCTTAGTCATGTTAACGCGGCCTGTTGCAGCATCTACCACTTTTTGACGGTAAAGGTCTTCTATGCCGGCCTTGGCTACTTTGAGCGCGTTAGGATCTTTACCAAACATCGTAATAAACTGTTCGGCTTCGCGCTCGCCTTTAGGCTGAAAATACTTGCCCACTACGTCGTCGGCCATAATCTTTGGCTCGTTCAACGAAGTCTGCTTAAACAGATTGGCGTTCATGCCAGTCTTAAAACGCGGTACGTATTCGGTACGGTAGGTCTGCACCGCTTTGGCGTACAGCGTTTTTGCCTCGTCCGACAGATTACCGCTCTTGCCGATCGCGTCGTCAATAGCCTCATGCAACTTGTACAGGTTGCGCAGAGTCATGTCGGAAGATGGCGTTTGCGAAGTTTTAGCGGCTTGTATGTCCGCGTTAATGGCTTTTCTGATGTCGTCGAGCTGTTGCAACGTAGCTTCGGCAGGTGCCGTGGCTTCTGACGCCGGCTTAGTTATTTTGGCTGAAACTTTACCTTTGCCTAGCGCTGCTTCAGGCTCACCTTTGGGTTTAAGCGCCAACAACTTACGCACCGTGTTTGGCGCTGTTTCTGGCGCAAAGTCCGACAGCTTTCGCTCTAAGATGTTTTCGGCGGTTTTGACTACGCCAGACACATCTATCTTAGAGTCGCCCGCAGCTTTATACGCGGCGTTATAAGCCGGCTCGATAACGCTTGTTTTGACTAATTTTTGTTCGGCTTTTGCTGCCTTTAGCAATGCCTCACCGGTTTCGCGTTGGCTCACATTAGTCAACGCGCTGTCAATTTTATCCAGTACTTTTTTGAACGCGCCTTCTCGCAAAACTTTAACCCGCTCTTCTTGCGCTAGGCGAGCGGCGTTAGTTTGCGCGGCATTTTCGGCGTATGCAGTCGCTATCTCAGGCCGTTTGGCTAGGTTAGCTTGCATGGCAGAAAACCTAGTGCTGCCTGCTGGCGCAGCCACTTCGCCTGCGGTGGGCGCGCTACCAGGAACTATCCGCGCGGCGTCCGACCGCAGTAAGTTAATAATCTCGCGGCCTTTGCCTTCTACTGCTTCGAGGTAGTTAGCGCCTTTTAGGTCGGCTAGTTTGCGACCGTAATCAAGAACTTTTCCCGCGACAGGCATAACAACGGAAGGCAACAGCGCGCCAATGGTTCCGCCTGCGGCTGTGTCTTCGGGATTTATCGCCGCAGCAGATGCCGCGCCTGTAGCGCCGCCACCAACAGCCTTAACAGCGGAAGATTTAAGCCCCGCGTCTAGGCCGGTTTTAAACCCGCCCGTCTCCAAAGATGTGACTAAAGGCGTTAGATAGCGAGCCAATGAAGGCGCCATCTCTACCGCTTTTTTAATTGGTGCGGCTATTACGCTGCCTACAGGAGCCGTGCCAGTTACGCTGCCGGCAAAACGACCTACATCGGCGCTGCCAAACTCGCCGTATTGCCGTTCATACTCGGCTTTCTGACGATCAATTTCGGCTTGGACGGCTTTAGATGCGTTGTCAGTACCGGTTACCTTATCTACGCCTTTTGAGAGCAATAGCGCAGCGGTATCCGTAATGTCCTGAAACCCTCGTTTAAACCCAGCATAAGGCGCCACCATTGCGCGGCCATAGTACGACGCCGCGCTTTCTTGGCGAGGGCCGGGCACTTCGCTCGACGCTGCTGCAGGAGCGGGCGCTGGTGCAGGGGCTCCAGGCAAACCAATCTTGACGTTAAATTCCTCGCGCGGTATATCGGAGTAAAACTTTTTGTGCAACGCGTCCGCCAACGCTGCGTCTGACATGTCAGCATATTGCGGGTATTGCGTGCGGATTTCAGCAAGCGTGGCCATTATCGAATTCCTAGCGGGTCTGGAGCGTTTGTAGCTCCGCCAGCTCTATATTCGTACGTCATGTCATACGCTTCGCGAGTACGTTGTTTGGCGCCGCGAACTGATTCGGCGGCCTCTTTAAGTGCGTTTGCCAAATCTTGTGTATCTTGCACGCGGCCAATTGCAGCAAACGCATCGCGCAAATACTGACCTTCTTGGTTTGACACGTTGCCCAACGCGCCGCCGGTCGGCGACGACGCGCGCATAGCTTGCAGTTCGGCAAAACCGCCGCGCGCAATGATTGAGTTGTACAGCTCCAACGCTGCCCGCGCGTCTCTGGTAACCCCTGGCGTGCGCCCGTACAACATGCCAGAAATGCCCGACAAACCGCGGTGGTTAGCCAATTTTTCTAAGTCTTTAGCTAATGATTCCGACTTAGTCTCAAATGTTTTAATTGCTGCTGTTGCTTGTGGGTATTTTG